TCCCGGCGGCGGATGGGCCGTACGAAGGTCTCACCCGTTGCGACTGCGGCGCGAAGTATTGGGACGGTGACCGGTGCCACTCATGCGGCGACCGGTACCACGCCCACCTCTACGACAACAACACCAACCGGAAGGAGGGCTGACATGAGCGAGAAGACAGACGCCGTCAAGGAGGCGGTCGCTCAGAAGATCATCGCCAGCATGGAGAACGCCAAGTACGGAAAGGACTCGTGGCAGAAGCCTTGGTCTGGCGGCACCATCGCCGAGAACGCGAAGACCGGTCGCCGTTACAGCGGCGGGAACCTCATCGCCCTCTGGCTCTTCGGAGAGGACTACGGCTCCGGGTACTGGGCCACCTACAAGCAATGGGCCGAACTCGACGCTCAGGTCCGCAAGGGCGAGAAGGGAATCCGCCTCGTCAAGTGGTCGATCATTGAGTGCCGCGACCACGGAAGCGACGAGATGTGCGACCGGTGCGGACGCGGATACTCGTCGGCGTTCACCGTCTTCAATGCCGAGCAGGTCGACGGATGGGAGAACCCGGACAAGCGCGTCAACCCGGAGGGGCCGATCGCTCACGCCGAGAAGTTCCTCCACTCTGTCGGCGCAGAAGTCCGCCACGCTGACGAGGGGCGCGCCTACTACACGCCATCCCGCGACCGGATCACCCTGCCCCGGTTCGAGATGTTTCATAGCGCCGAGGCGTACTACGCGACCTTCGCCCACGAACTCGTCCATTGGACCGGGCACGAGTCGCGCCTCGCCCGCAAGATGTCTGCCCGGTGGATCGACGAGGTGTTCGGTGACAACTCGTACGCCGCCGAGGAACTGGTCGCCGAACTCGGTGCCGCGATGCTCTGCGCCATCCTCGGGATCAGCGACGAGCCGCGCGAGGATCACGCGAAGTATCTGACCGCGTGGATCGACCATCTCAAGAACGATTACCGGCTCCTGTGGGATGCGGCCTCGAAGGCGAGCCGTGCGGTCGACTACATCGAGGCGATGGCCTCGGCGTCGACGGCGGAGAAGGTGGGCGCGATGGAAGGACGGTGAATGGCCGGAATGTGGACATTCACCCCTGAATGTGGACATTCCGCCTCTGAATACCGACATTCACCCCTGAATAGCGATGTTCACCGGTGAATGACGGTGTTCACCCCGGAATGTGGGCCATTCACCCCGGAATGTCGGTGTTCACCCTAGAATGTGGACATTCACCCCTGAATAATCGTCATTCGCCCTGTTGTCGTCATTCCCCCCCTTCGACACAGGGTTGACAGGACCGTCGCCCCTCTTGGTGGTCGGGGCGGCGGTTCTGTCGCGTTTAGGCGCGAGACGAGAGGGGATGCCCCTCCGGGAGCAGGTCCGTGTCGAACGCGGTCCTCGGGAACTTCCCGGTCCGGACGGCGGTCAGGAAGGCATTGACCCTGCCGAGTCCCCATTGATCGGCTGAGGTGACCGTAGGGCGCACCGATCCCGGGTTCGTGCGGTACGCGCCGACACCCCGCTCAAAGACCGCCTCAAGCATCCTGAGGGTCACTCGCTTGCCAGCGGCGGTGTGCTTCGCGTTGTGGTCCTCGACCTTGTTGCGGAGTACCTGCCGGATGCGGGCAGACACCTCCTTGCGAATCCGATCCTCAATGCTCTCGACCACCCGAAGTTCTGACGCGAGCCGGACCACCCGACGATCCGTCTCAATGAACTCGTCGCCATCCCGGGCGTACACCTCGACGACAACGGCAGGGTCTTGCGAAGTGCCATCCCTCGTCTCTCCTCCGATCCTTACGGTCCCTCCACGGTCCACGCGGGCGACGATCCCGGTGGCGTACGTTGTAGGGGCAGGAGGCTTCGGCACGGCGTACTGGACGGCGACGCCGGGCCGAACCTCCGACGCGGTCGCCTTGTCCAGTTCCCCCTCACGGATCAGGCGGTCCACCTGACGGCGCGCCCATTCCTCGGCGCGGTCCCGATTCGAGCGTCCGATGTCGCCACCCCACAAGAGCCACGCCACCTGTCCGGCGGTGGGCCGATCGGATCGCCCGGTGAGGTAGTCGTTGGCCCTCTCGCTCTGAAGGTCGGTGGCGTGCCGGGCGAGCCATGCCGCCATGCGGCGCACCTTGTCGGCGGTCATCTCGCCTCGGGCCATCGCCCGGGCCTCCCGGATGGTGCGCGGACGGAGGCCGTCCCCGGCGTATTCGAGCAGGTCTAGTCCTCGGCGCGCATTGGTGCGGACGTAAGACGGGACGCTGATAGCCACAGCCGCAGGTTATCCCTCGCGTCTGGTGAGACGTTCGACGGTCGCGGCGTGAGCGCGTCGACCCTCCTCGGTGTCCGGGTACTCGCCGATCTGGTCGAGCGCCCGCTCCGTTTCTGTCGTCGTGACGGCGAGGGACGGAAGCAGAGACAGTAGACGGGTTCTTATGGTTACGGGGTCGACGGGCATCTGGTCACATCCACGGGATCGTTGCGTAGTCGGCGACGTCGAAGTCGGCGTACCGGGCGGTCTCAATGATGGTGGCGTACAGTTCTTCGTAGTCTGCGCCGTTGTCGAGAGCGGACGGCACCAGTTCTTCGTATCGGGCGACGTCCACCTCTGACACCGACTCAAAGCGGAGACGGGACTCTAGGTCGCGGACCTCGTCCTCCCATGACTGGAAGGACATCCGCCACGGGGCCGGGCCGTGAATCGGGCGGCGACCGGCGCGACCAAAGAGGCTTGCCGCTTCGTCGAGGACGTCGTCGGCTTGTCGTCGTGCGTTCATCGCGGCGGTCTCGAACTCGTCGCCCGCCATCAGGATGTTGACGTCCCACCCCTCTGACCGAAGGTCCGGCAGGAGCGCGTTGTAGTCGGCGCTTCCTCCGTACCGGTTGAGGTTGCCGGGTCGACGTCCACGGCGCGCCATGTTGAGAAGGTCGTGCTCGCGGGTCAGTCGGAGCCAATGTTCTTCGAGTGCCTGCCCGGGCAGACCTCTCGTCTCTAATCCGAACTGGACGGCGTACACCTCATCCATTTCGTCGACAGACTGGGCGGCACCTCGCCGGGTCCAACCCATGTCGCGGAGTCGTCGCTTCTCGGACCGGTGAAGGTTGTCGTACCAGTCGACGTAGGCGCGCGCCTCGCGCGGGATGTCTCGCGGGTCGGGCATGGCGACGGACCCGAAGTTCGGGGCGTCGAGTTGGGCGTGGACCTCGGCGGCACGGCGGGACGCCTCGGCGCGGGCCTTGCGGCGAAGGATCGGGACGTCGTCGAGGGACATAAGTATCTGCTCGACGGTTACTCCGAACCGTTCCGCGTGGTCGGCGGCGGCGGCACGTTGAGCGTCGACACTTCTGACTCTGCCTCGGGACGGCGTCGGCGGTTGAGGTCTGGCGACCGGCGGAGACGACGGCGGCTTCGGTGCGGCGGGAAGCGGCTGTGATGCCATCTCGCGCCCTGTCTGGCTGAGGCCGCGCCCACCGACACGGAATGGGTCGCCGGGTACTCCGGTGCCGAGAGCCTCCGGCGGGTCATACAGGGTCGTGTCGGTCCGGGACTGAAGGGTACAGCGGCAGTTCGGATGGGCCGGTGGCGCTTGAACTTGTGAGCCGTTGGGCAGAGTGAACGGGTCGGCGACCTTCGCTTCGGTGCCGGACATCGACACGCAAATCGGGCAGACGTCGAATGGGCCGGTGGACCACACCTTGCGGGAGTGTTCTCGGGACATGAGTCCGTCGTCGATCGCCTGCTGATAGGTGAGAAGGCGCGCTTGGTTGTGGGCGACCATCCGTTCGGTGCGGGCGATCGTCCGGGACCGTGCCCGCCGAAGTTTGGTGGCGTACTTGTCGCCCTCCTTCCGCATCTGCTCTAACGCCCGGGTGCCGGACACGCCACGCTTCGCAAGGTCATCGCCGAGGTCGGCGACACGGTTCATGACCGCCCGCTCGTATCTGGCGGTGAGACCATTGAGGTTTGAGCCGATGGCGTCCGCGAACTCTCGTGCGGGCGGGCCGGGCGTCACCGCCGGGAGTTGCCGGAAGATCGAGGATGCGGTGGTCGACATCGTCCGCCCCTCCACAAACGACTGCTCGACGAGGGCGCGCATCATGTCCCGCTGGGAGGCGGTCATGTTGGTGATGAGCCGTCCGGCTTCTGCCCTCGCCCACTCGGTAGCGCGCGGGTCGGTGACATTGAACCGGAATCGGAGGGCCACCTCTGACGGCGATGGCGCTTCCGCCTTGCCGACACGCCGGTAGGCGCGAGACAGTTCGACGCCGATCTCGCGGGCGGTCGCCTCACCGGAGGAGATGAAGCCTCGCAGTAAGGCCGCTTCTATGGCCGCTGACGCCTCTGAGAACGCCGCGAGGACCGACCGACCGTATCCGTCGACATCTCGCCGCTCGACGGCATCTAGAAGGGTCTCGTGCGAAACGGTGTTGAAGGCGTCCTCTACGGCGGCGGCGATCGCGTCCTCCTCGGCGGAGATGGTGTCGACACCGGTCCTTCGGTACTGCGGGTTCCCGGCGGTGCGCCGCTTGGTGAGCGGGATGCGCCCGCCGCCTCGGATGGGGTCTGCCTGTCGGCGGAGCGCCCGGATCGAGCCGGGCATCGGTCAGACCGCCTCGGCCTCGCCGACCGGGAGTCCGGCGATACCGCGCAGGTACCCTTCAAGGTTCTCGTCGGGGAACAGCGGGGCACCGGCCTGAGCGAGCTAGGTGACGAACGATCCGATCGCGGCGAGGTCGACCGACTTCGGTGTGGACCATGTCAACGTCGGCGACAACGCTTCGTCGACACCGTTGAGGCGCATCAGTCGCGGGATCGCATGGTTGTTGAAGACCTCGGCGATCTCGGAGAGGTAGGCGTCAAGGGACCGGACAAACAGGTCGACCTTCGACACGGACAACGCTTGCGAGCCGACGTTCTCGTGGCCGAGGAGTAGGAAGTCGGCGAGGACGGTCATCGCGATCCGCTGGTCATACCTTCCGATGATCGCGTCGGTGTCGAACTGGCGGCGTCCGCCGGTCGACAGAAGTTTCAGGTCGTACGCCGGGTTCCCGGTCTCCGGGTCGTAGGCGAGAGGGAAGACGATGCCCTCCTGCTCGTCACGCTTGACGTTGCGGACGATCTGCTTGATGGCGTCGAGCGCGGCACGCTCCTCGGCGGTCGCGGCGTTCGACAGGAGTTGCGGCGGGACGAGGGCGACGGGGAGACCGGCGAGGTCACGCTCAATGCCGATCGCTTCGATCTCTTGGATGCGCCGCTTGTAGTACCACGGCACAAAGGCGTTCCGCAGGATGGAACGGCCCTGCGGGTTGTTGAGTTTCGAGGTGGTGCGAAAGAGCAGACACTTCTCGATCGGCAGAAAGGTGACGCCTTTCTTCACGGAGTTGGGGTCCACCTGATACGCGCCTCGGATGCCGCCGTTCGCGTCGAGGTCCCAACGGTCGATGGTCTCCTGCGAGCGGGTCGGAAGTTTCCTCCATCCGATCCTGCCGTCCTTGAACTTGGAGCGGGTGCGCGGGTCTTTCGTGAATCCCTGCCGCCGCTTATAAACGATCTCGTGGTACGAGTAGCCGTAGACGAGGAAGCCCATGATCGCGGCGAGGGTGTCGACCCACGAGGTACTCATGTCGGTGAGACATGACGACACGAACTCGGCTTCGGCTATGGCACGCTCATCGTCGTCGTCGGCAGGCTCAACGGACCAGTCGACTGCGCGGATAAGCATCTCGATGGCGTGGAGCATCGCACCGACCACGGGGTCGTTGTCAGCCATCTCCCGGAAGTTGGCGAATGCCTGCTTTCCTCGGAGTTGCCGTAAGAAGTCCTGCTGAATCTCGCCGCCGAACTGATGAAGACCGGACGAGCCGATCTCCATGAAGTCCGTCGATGAGGGGCGAGCCTTGCTCAGCGGGTCAGTCGGGGCGGTCTCCACGAGGGGACAGGGTAGCGCATCGCCGTCGTCGGAGGGTGTTGGTCACACAGCCCACCCCGGGAGAGCGGATGCTCTCAACCGGGGCAGACCTGCTGTGTGTCGTCGGGCAGACTATCAGCCGGGGACGGTGCCGCGCGTGGTGGGCCGGTATCCGTGGGCGGTCACTTGCGGGACACAGGCGCGGCAGGCTTCGATCCACCGGGGCGAGAAGATGCTTCGGTTGTCATGGTGGCCGTCGAGGGCGAGATGCTCAAGTTCGTGGTGCGGCGTCTCGCGCAGACAGTTGTCGCAGAAACTTACGATTCCCCGATTCATGCCGTGCCGGTCCCGTTGTCGAGAATCTCGGTGGGCGGGAAGTGCGCCGGGGTTGTCTCCCGGGCGTAGGCGTAGCAGGTGACGATCGAGCCGCCGGAGCCGACGTCCGCCTTCGCGGGCCGGAGGACTTTGCCCTCCCGATAGCCGCGCTTCTCAAGGGTGGACTTGCGGGTCGGCGCGAAGGGCGCGAACTGGCCGGTGGCGTCCCCGTTCTCGTCGAGGATCATCCAGCAGGTGCCGTAGCGCCCGTTGATCCTTTTAGCGCGAACCCAGTTTCCGTCGAGGTCGAAGAGGGCGGTGAACTCGGCGAGGCCACCGTTCTCGACGATGTCGGCCTGAAGGCGGGCGACTCGTGCGTTGATGCCGGACGCCCATTGGGAGAGCGCGCCGTCGGTGTCGCACCGCTCGAAGGAGGCGTACGCCTCGGCGTCGTGTGCGGCGGCTTTCTCGCGAAGCCGGGTGGCCGCTTCTGCGGCGGTCATGGTCGGCTCGGGCATCGCCCGGTCAGCGGCGTTCACGACTCCACCTTCCAGATCGTGCCGACCGAGAAGTTGCGGGTGCCGAAGTCGCTCTCGTACACCGGAAGCCACGACTCGGCTTCTTCGCGGACCGTGGCGTCCGTGGAGGTGAGGGCGGCGCGGCTGAATGGCAGTCCGCCGTGGAGTATCTCGACAACGTGGGTCGTGTTGTCGAAGAGGCCGTCCGGGTCGTCGATGACGATGCCCTCGAAGGCTTCGCTGTTTGTGGTGGTGGTGGTCATGGTGGTTTCTCCTTGTGGTTGGTGGTTGGTCAGTCGCGGTTGGTGATGATGTGGAAGGCGACGTCGAAGCGCCCGATGGCTCCGGCGTTCACGCGGGTCCAGTTGAAGTCGGGGCGGACGCCGTACTCGGAGCAGAGAAACAGGGCGTCCCCGGCGCGGAGGATGGAGGGCATCTTCCAGCCGATCCACTCTGCTTCGAGGCGGAGAGCCTGCTTGACAGCGGCGCGCTTCGCGGCGGTCGCGGTGGCGGTGGTGTGGGTGGTGGTCTTCGTCATGCTCTCAGTTTAGGGCGACGAACCCCCCGCGTCAACCTTTACCCGGGATTTTTTCCGGTATGGCCTAGATGGTCCACGGGGAGACCTGCTCCAATGAGGCGGGCACCACAACCGGCGCGGCCTTCGCGCCGGTGATCATCAACTCGGTCATGCCCCACACGAGGGCGTCGATTCTGTCCGGCGACGGGCCAGACGGAACCCACTCGCACATCTGATCCTCCAACTGTTGAAACATGCCGACATGGTGAATCTTCGCCTGCTCGTACATGGCGGCGATCGGTTCTGCCCGGGCGTACTTGCCACGCGAGGCGGTCACCATCTTGATCGGGACGGTGTCGTCCACGGTGGCGAGAGTGTGCCGCACCATGTCGCCACCCTGATTCGCTTCAGCGACGACGCGGTCAGCGCGGTGCCGGTAGTAGGCGGCGATCGTCGCGGTGCCCCACTCGTGCGGTGAACCTTGAACGGTGTCGTCGGACAGGACGTAGCCGTGGCCGTCCACGCCGAGGCCCACAACGACGATGCCGGTTTCGTTGCCGTGAGAACTGGCGGCGGGGTCCACGGCGACAACGATCCGCTTCATGTCCGGCGGTCGAGAGGTGCGGGTGTCGTCGAGTGTCTGCCGCTTCCAGAGGGCACCCTCGACATCGGCGAGAAGTTCGGCGTGAAGTTCCTGCCGTCCAATGTGCGTCCCCTCGTAGCGTTCGCGCATCTCGTCGATGAAGTGCTGTGACAGGTTGCCGATGTTGTCGTAGGTGGAGCCGGTGGTGACGGCGACATCCTGCCGGTCGAGCAGTTGCTTGATGAGTGCCGTCGGCCTCGGGGTGGTGGTCGCGACGACGCGCGGGTTCTTGCCGATGCGGAGGCCAAACATGAGTTGATCCCAAGCGTCCGGGTACCGCCACGCCGCAACCTCGTCTGCCCACGCGAGGTCATGGTTCGGTCCTCGAAGCCGGTCCGGTTCCTCTGCCGAGTACGCGACCGCCATCGCACCGTTCGGCCATGTCAGCCGCCGCTTAGAACCGATGTAGGTGGGGCGGTCACCGTTCGGCGAGATCGACAGGATGCCTGAGTCGCCCTCAATCATTGTGTCGCGGACGTCGGCGGCGGTACGACCGACAAGGGCGATGCGGCCCGCCTGCCCCGTTCTAACCTGCTCCCTGATCCACTCGGCCCCGGTCCGCGTCTTGCCGAAGCCACGACCCGCGAGGATCAGCCAGACACGCCAGTTCCAGTCGGGCGGCTCCTGCGCCGGACGACGAAACACCCGCCAGTCGAACCGCAGACTCTCCGCCTGCTCGACGGTCAGCCCGGCGACATAGTCGCGCGCCTGCCCGGACGCGACGAGACGCTCAAAGAGGCTTCGCTGGTCGTCATTCATCGCCGTCCGCGTCGCCAACCTTTTCGATCTGGTCGACACGGGCGAGCAGTTCCGACACAAAGTCGATCTCGATCGCGCCACCGTCCGCGCCGGTCACCTCGGTCTTGCGTGGCGCGTCAAGCCCCCACAGGTCGGCGCGACGCTTCTCGATCCGCAGAGCCTCATTGACAAGACTGATCTCGCCTTCCTCGATCTGCTTCATCACCCGCTTGAGGAGGAGGTCGAGACGCTCCGACTGGATGAGACGCTGTTGCTCGATCGACTCCACCGGGAACCGTTGAGCCGCCGCATCGTACGCCCGCTTCGCCCCCGACGAGTCGGCGTACCCGACAGCACGGGCGATCTCCTCGAATGTCATGCCGAGGGACCGCAGTTTCCAGACCTGCGTGTACCGCTCGACGGTTTCGGGTGGAATCTGTTTCATAGGGCGTCTCCCGTTGAGAGCCTAGCGTTGAGAGTTACAGGGCGAGCATCTGCTCGGTAACGAGGATGTCCGCGTTTATGTGGGCGTCGGTTGTGTTGTCGACCTTCTGTCCGTCAACCCATGTCCGGTTGAGCATCGGGTGGGTCTCGTCTTCGGGGCCGTGGTCGGTGTCGGGGTGGTACGCGACGACGTTGAGTTCCTGTCCGGAGTCGGCGGTGTGGAAGGAGTGGACGACGCCTTGCGGGATGATCCAGATCATTCCGGGGAGGAGGTCGAGTTTGGTTCCGTCACCGTCGATACAGTATCCGGCTCCGTTTGCGATAGCGCCGCATCGGATGGAGGGGTGGGTGTGGGCGGTCTGGTGGATGCCGGGCGGGAAGTGGAGAAGGTTGAGGCACGGGTCTTCAAACTTGGGTGGGGCGATGATGAGACTGTCCGAGCATCCGTCGATGTAGCGGAGTCGTCCCTTCGGTTCGATGGGTCCGCCGAAGGTGCGGAGCGGCGTGAAGGGTGAGGTGTGGATCGCGACGACGCGGGTGCCGGGCGTGAAGGTGAATCCTGCTGGTGCGGGGACCGAGAAATACTCGCCCTTCTTGAGGTGGATGATGCCGTGCCGGTCGGTGATCGCGACGTTCCCCTCGGTGACGTAGCCGATGAATGCGCCGGTGGTCTCGGGCGGGTTGGCGATGGTCCCGGCCTTGTGGTCGTCGGAGAAGTTCTCGAAGCCGTACACGGTGGATCGGCGGACGATCCCTGAGGGCAGGGTGTCTTCGACGGTGACGAGCGGCCCGAAGTATTCGGTCCATGTCGTGAAGCGGGCTGTTTCGTTCATAGGGTCACTCCATAGCGGTCGGGTGTAAATCGCGGGTCGAGGTCGGACACTACCCGCCAAGCGTTAGCGTAGCCTCCGACGTCTCTGGCGCGCAGGGAGAAGAAGCCGCTGTTGCCCTCGAACTCGCCGTGGATGGTTCCGTAAATCCACGGTGTTGGGATGTCGACCGAGGCGAGATACTCCCAAACGTGATGCTCCCGCCAGTCGCGGATCGGGTGAAACGATAAGCCGGTCTTGTTCTTGTAAAGGATGCGCGGCACGGAGTTCTCCTCGGTGCGGCGTCCGAAGGCGACGAGGTCATGGCCGTTCGTCTTGGCGTGGACCGCGACGGTCTTCTGTTGACGGGCGGCGTATGAGGCGGATCGTGCGGCAGAGTCGTCCGTGAAGATGATGTGGTTGCGGCGGCGAAGCCAGTCGTCTGTGAGTCGACGGTAGAAGTGGATGTTGAGTCCGAGGCGTGCCGCCTGCTCACGGATGTCGTCTTCCTGCCGCTGATAGTAGAAAGAGACTTCGCAGGCTCCGTCGGTGACGCCGTGCTGTGCCATCAGGTGCGCGACGACGAGGGCGTCCTTGCCACCCGAGTAGGCGACGGTCGGGTTCTGACACTCTGAGAGCGCGTGCCGGATGCGGTTATGCGCCTGCTCTACAAGTACGTCGAGATCAGTCATTGTCGTACTGGGTGACAGCAGGCTTCCACGCTTCCGAGAAGTCACCCTCGCCACGGAGGACGGTCTTCTTGCCGTGGGCCATGAGTCGCTTGACTTCCTCGGCTTCCATGCCGACGCGCTTCTCGATCTCCTCGGGTGAGCATCCGAGGTCGATGAGTTCGGTCACGATGTCGGCCATCTTCAAGACGGCGTGAGCGCCGCGCGCCCGGTTGTGTCGGATGGTGGACATCCTCTGCTGTGCCGGGTCCGGGGTGACGCGCACCACGGGGACCACGCCGCCGGTCATCGCCTGAATGTCTTTGTCGGTGGAGCCGAGAGTCCACCGGTGGAAGCCGTCGACGATCTCGCCGTCGGGCCGAGCGACGATCGGCTGAGTCCATCCGTCCTCAATGATCGACTGCTTGAGCAGTTTCATTTCTGTCTTGGCGACATGATTCGGGTTATAGGCGTTAGCGCGGAGCGTGGTCGGGTCGACCCACTCCACGTTCGCGATCGGCTGTCGGTCAACTGATGATGTCAAGGTTTCCCTCCGTTCGTAGGCGGTCGAGTTCGGCATCGTACTCCTCGCGAAGACGCGCGGTCTTGGCGGCACCGGGGACCATCATGAGTTCGTGGCGCATCTTGACGTCGCCGAGGATGATGATGCGGATAAGCGACCGCCATGACAGTCCTGTCCGTGGATGCTCGGTGTAAGGCAGGATCGGCTCTGACGTCGAGTTCTGATGGCGGCGGATAAGACGTTGCGCCTTCTTCGCCATTGTGGTCCTCATCGCCGGATCGTCGTACGACTCGATCGCCTGCCGGACAAGGTCGCGGTAGGTCTGCCCCGGTTGAAGGGTCGGCATGACGTCATTGAGGGATGTGCCGTCGCTCGCCCCCACGAAACTCTTGCCGTAGAGCGCGGTCCGAGAGTAGAGGGCGGCGGTGCGGGCGCCGGGGACACGGTCGAGCATCTTGTCCCACAGGTCCGGTGCGAGGATTTGCCATTGGTAGAGGGACCGGGATGGCTCCTCGCCGAACGGGGTGCCGATCCTCTGCTGATTCTTAGAGAGCATCATCGCCTCGAACTGGTCGTAGACCTGCGAGTAGTCCCATCCGAACTTCCGGACGGCGACCCAAATGTCGTCATCGGTCCAGTCAAACACCGGGTATGCCTTCACGCACCATTTAGCGTTCGAGAAGGGGTTGAGCCAATGATCCCAGTCGCCCTTCTGTGACGCGAAGATTCGGCGGCGCATCATCGACTCTGCCGCCCGGATGCCGAGAAAGACGGCGCATGTCTTCTTGCCGTAGTTCTCCTTCTGCCAGTCGTGGAAGAAGTACGGTCCGAGGGTGGCGAGGGTCCGCCTCTCCTCGATGTCGTGCGACGGATACCACGGAGTGTTCTCCGCGATGTTGGTTGCTCCTGCCGGGATGTCCTTCACCCACAGGTGTCGGACCTCGTCGCCCCACGGATACCAGTCGGGTGACGACGCGGAGCAAGCGTTCCGCTGTTTGACCGGGATACAGTACCAACGGAGGTCTATCGGCAGTTTCTCGATACAGCGGTAGACGTAGTCCTCGGTTGCGGGGTCGACGATCTCCTCGTCGAAGTAGACGACCTTGATCGGCTCCTTCATGCCGATCGCCTCTCGCGCGTCGAGGACAACTTGAAGGGTGACGGTCGAGTCTTTGCCCGCCGAGAACGAGACGTAGTAGTCCTCGAAGGTTTCTAGGACATAGATGGCCCGCTCAACTGCCGCCTCGTAGACGTTCTTGCCGAGACCCTCCCGTCCCCACCATTGCTTCGACGGTGCCCAGTCCGGCGTCTCAGGCATAAGAGGCGACGACGGCGACGAGGGCTTCTCCGGTGGTGGCGAACCTGCCGCCGTCCACAAGCGACTTCAGTCGCGCCATCACCTGTCGACGTTCGTCGGCGGACACCAGAACTTGAAGGGTGACCATGTCGCTCTCGTTGATGTCGAGCGGTTCTTCGTCGCGCCATGACAAACCTTCGCCGGTGGCGAGATCGTCGAGGAACCCGTCGAACTGGTCGCGGGTCGTCGACTCAAGCATCCGCTGAATCTCCTCGTTGGAGAAGGATGCCGCCTCCCACAGTTCGGGATCGGTGATGGCGGCGTTCTTGACGAAGGCGATGAGTTCGTCGTCGTCGAAACGTCCGAGGTCGGCGATCCGGTTGTCGGCGAGCGCGAAGGCTTGCGCCTGCTCCGGGGTGAGGTCGGAGGCGTCGACGGCGGCGACCGTTTCCCATCCGAGTTCCCGTGCCGCTTGAAGCGTGTGGTTTCCGGCGATCACAACCTGCTCATCGTTCTCGACTCTAAAGACGATCGGCTTGAGTTGGCCGAAGGTTCCGAGACTCTTTTTGAGCGCTTCGATGTTTCCTCGGCGCGGGTTGAGTGGCAGTCCGGTGAGTCCTTCGACGGGGACGGCGAGGTCTTGTAGTTGGTTGGCTATCTTCGACATGGCGGCGAGTGTAACGCTCTGCGCCGAGGGAATGTGTTATCGGTTGCGTCGCTTACGGTAGAGTCGCCGCTCGTGTACGACCTGCCCACCGCGCCTCCTCCGCCGGGGCCGTGGATCGACAACGGCGCTTGTCGCGGTGAGCCGCTTGAACTGTTCTTCCCGCCGTCCGGCAGAAGGCCGACGATCGCCTTAGAGATTTGCGGGCGATGCCCGGTCCGGACCGACTGCCTTGAGTACGCGCTAGCGAATCATCAGCATTGGGGAGTGTGGGGCGGGATGACCGAGCGTCAGAGGTTCGACGAGAAGCGTCGCCGCCGCGAGTAGTGATGTCACGGCATCACGACAGCATCGGTGTCGATCTCGGATAGCGGGATCGTGGCTCTCGTGCCGGTCGCGAACTGAACGCGGGCCTTCTTGGTGCGGACGCCTCGCTTATCTTTCGGTCGCCACGCGATGAGTGTTGCGAGACGGACACGGTCTCCGTGAGTGACCTTGACCTGTCCGCGCGCCTTCGCGAGGGCAAACATCCGATGATCGAGCGGGGTGAGTTCTGCGTTCACGATCACTCTCCGTTCCATAACCGAAACGCTGGAAGACATGGGTCGTCACCGGCGTCGATTCGCTCCGCCTCTGCCTCCGAGACGAGCGGCACCGAGCCATGCTCGGCGCAGAAGGGAAGCACCCAGTTGTTTTCGATCCCGGCGTCGTACCACTCCTCAAAGGTCAACGCGCGACGGCGGAGCGTTTCGAT